TTTATATAAAATCCTTCTTTTTCTTCTAAAGGCTCTGTTTCATAGTATTTATGCGTATATACTTCATTTACTGTAGTCATATCAATAAATTTATTATCTTCTTTATCAAATCTTACTAAATATTTCATATTGTCCTCCTTTTATTTTTCTGTTTGGATAAGCCCGTAACACCCATAATTCCCACCATTGCTCCAGTTTTGTACAACTATAGATATAGAGTTTTTAAATTCTAATTCTCCAAAAATAGGGTATCTTAATTTATTTACGGATACACCATCTATAATAATATCAGGTAAATGAATATAGTAAGCATTAAAACTTTGCGTAAATGGATCAACATCAGGTGCTGTTGGATATTTGATAAACCTTAAAACACCACTACCACCACTATAATCAAATCTTTCTTGAGAGTTATCACGTAAATTAAACTCTCTTACCACAGTATATTGTTTTGCACCCACAGATAACCACTCTCCTCCTATTAATACTTCTAGTTTACCGTTATTATTTCTAAATGGAAATCCAGCTACACAATCAGAATTTCGTGAGCTATCAACCCTTAGACCATAAGTTGCAACCCCATTAAATCCCATAAGTGTTGGGTATGTATTTTGCCATACATTTTGAGAATTTACAGCATCACAAGCTTGTCCATCAGGTCTTACTCCAGCACTCGCATCAAATATTACATGATTTTGTCCATATTTATTCCATCTTAAATATTTGCCAACTTGTTCAGAATCTTTGATAAGTTCTTGATTCCAAGACCCACCACCTATACAATGCCATCTATCCCAAGTGCCAGCAGATTTTTTTCTCCAGTATATAGCATTTCCATGCCATGTCATATATAATTGGCAACCCCAGTCATTTGAATACATATAGGGTATTATAATGCCATCATCAACAGTACCAAGTGGTAAGTTAGCAGTTTGATTGTGTACACAATAAAATGATTTACCACTTTCAATACAAGTATTTGCATCTTTAATAGGTTTTGAAACTATACTCCTTGTGTCTAATAATTCAATAAAATCTCCCCATTTATTACCTATAGAATTTCTATAAAACACACCATAATAGTTTCCACCTTCATAAGGTATGGCGATTTGAGTACCATATCCGTCATTATAATGTGGTATATATATTATTTTCACATGATTTCCAGAGAATCCTACTTCTGCACCATAATTGATAACGCCTATATAAGATTGATTATGTGAAGTGTTATTAAACACATCTTTTGGTATATTATCATTATTAAAAAAACTATAACTTCTTGCAAACTTTAGACTATCTAAGCCATCCAGCTTTTCACTGTCAGGTGCCTTTTCCGTCTTATCAAGCTTTTTATTAACTTCCTCATCCAGTATATCCATATTATGGTTTATGTCCATGATATCTGCATATTCGTTATACTCAGGCTTTTTGAGTTTATAATTCGTTGTTTCTTGCATCTAATCACCTCTAATTCATTGGTAAGTGTCTTACTTCATCCCACGTCATCTTTTTAAGATCTCCCCATGTGAGTTTCTTTACTTCGCCCCAAGTTGCGAATGTAAAGACGTAGTTAATCCCCAAGTGAGCCGGCTTAATTTCTTCAAGTATTGATTTTAGACCTGTCATATTTGACGGAATTCCACGTGTTCCGACAAATTTGATATCAAAATAGTATTTATCGTTATGCTCTATTACTTCCACTTCGCCATTGCTGTATGCTATAGCAACATTTTTTATAAGTTTTATAGTAGTAGTGCCTGTGCCTCTTAACTTTGCCTTTATCATCTCTCTTCTTTGTTCATAAGAAAGATTAGGCTCTATAGGCAGTCCTAACTCTTCTTCAAAGAATTTAAGTCCCCAAGTTGCCGTCTCTACAAAACCTTGCATGAATACATCTTTTTCAATGCATTTCATCTTTGATACTTCTGTGGATAGAGTGCCTTGTATGACTTTCATCTGCTCTATTTTTCTATAAAAAAGAGGAAGATAATTGATAAGTTCTACTCTTTCGCATAAGTTCATAACAATATTTTCTATAATCATCACATCACCTCAAGCGTTATAGCTGTAATATTAGCAATTTGTTCAGCTGAAAGCTCTATATTTGCTGTTACATTGTTTAATTTCAGCTCCGCATAGTCAATGACATCCTTACTTTCAAGTAGATGCTTGCCAACTTGGGCTAATGATATAAAGTATGAGTTTGCTCTAATATTTGAAAAATACTCTTTAGTAATGTCTTTGATATACTTTTCAATCCTTGCTTTAAAATCAAGCTTTGTAATTTCCATATTTGCATTTAGAGATGTCCTAACCTTTGCAGTAATTGTAATATCTTTTGCCGACGGAGTTACTACTGTTACAGTAGCTCCAATAGGTCGTACATCTTCAATATGAGCATTCACCTTGTTTATAAGTAGTGTATCTGCAGATTTCATATCGGAGTTTACTATCATCACTTTTACTGTACCGTTGCCGTTCCAAAGTGGAAATATCTTTGCTGCACCTATGTTTTCAACTTCCATTGCCCACAATCTGTAGTGGTAGATATTGCCAGAAGTGGCAGGCTCTCGTACTTTTTGAAGATATCTAAGTCTTAAATGTTCATCATCTTCTATATCTGTGCCAAGTTCTACATTTGCGACAATCTTAGCACTTGCAATGCTAACATTGTCGATAGGGAGTATATCACCCATAATTTCATTTGCTGCAGATCCAGCTTGTTCACATTTAAGATAAAACACACCTTTTTCAATCTTCTTTACTACTACAAAAGAATATTCATCTTTTGCAAATCTAAGGTTTAAATCTATATCTGTTAATCTATCATCTTCATCTTTAAACTCAGCTTTTTTTATTGTATAAGTAGCGTCAAATCTCTCAAGACCGACTTCTTTTACAAGATTATTAAGATAAACTCCGTTTGCAGTCATTCCAAAACTTTGTTTTAAGTGTTCTTCCATGACCTCATAAACTTTGCTTATCTCATAGCAAGCAGGAGCTATGCCGTTAAATATTGGACTGTCCTGTCTTTTAGAGTATTTATCATCAACTCTTTTTAGTGCATCGTCTAAAATCTTTTCATAGGTCATCAGCTATCCCCCTCTACCACTTTTACCGTCTTATCCATTGAGATGTCACCGTAGTCGCATTCAACTACAAATGACAGGTGTATACCGTCTTTTTTAACTCTTTCTATAACAAAATCTCTGACATCATGTATCCTATCATCTTGCATTAGTGCTTCTCGTATTCTTCTTTTGAGTTCAGATGCAATATATGAATAGTCCTTGCCTATAAGGTCAAATGTCTGTAGTCCATAACTACTTTCATATATTTTGTGTATGTCTTGCTCTGTTGCAAGTATGCAAAAACAAGCCTGTTTAACTGCATTTATATCATCTACAGTCCCATATAAAGAAGATGTATCTTTAATCATATGAACTATATTGCCGTTAGTATCTGCTATAAGTTCATCATCAGAATATGCGTCAAATGTAGGTAGTAGCTCCATTTTATCAACTCCAATCCCAAGTGCCTGAAATACAATCAATAATTACCGACTTTTTATCTCTAATCTTTGATAAAACTACATATTTTTGACCTTGTTCAGTTCTCATCATTATTACCTTATCACCGTTTTTTAGACCTTCTTGGATTATTATTTTTGCTCCAAGATTGTCCTTTATTGTTATCTCAGCCTTATGTGAGTGCGTGTCTGTCTTTGTATTTAGGTCAATCTTATGATTATGTTCTTTTTCTTTTTGAGTTGCACCTTCCACTTTGTGTGAATGTGTATAACTGCTTATCTTAACATCTTCCACACCATGTTTGTGTATAAGTTTTAATGATTTTTCCAGTACAAATTCTGTTAGTAATATCTGATTTTCATTCAGTATTATTCTGTCTGTAAGCTTTATTTTTAGTGGACTTATCGATACTACAGTGCCTATTGCCAAATCCGTCAGCCCGTATGCATTCATCTGTTCATCTATAATATTTCTAATTACTTCAATCATTTATTACATTCATCTCCAGACTCATTGTATGCTGAGTTTCACTCAAAGTATGTGTACATTTTTCAATAAGTAGTAGCTTTTTCAAATCTATATCACCAAGTGAGGGAATATCAATAAGCACAATTGAGCCGGCTCTTATCTCTTTTACTCCAAGACATTCTAACTTAAGTGTTCTTTTAGTTCGTGCATAGTATTTGAGATAGTTTTTTGCCATCTCTCTTATTTGTGCATCGTTTAAGTTTTCATCTACTTTTTTATAAAACTGTAGATGTCCCCATTTTTTTACTTTATCATCGTCAAAGGCTATGTATGTCTCGCCTTTACCAGACTTCTTATTTGGTTTTACAAGTTTAACGTAGTTATACGACTCCTCAATGCTTGTCTTGTAGGTATAAGTAGTTGCAAGTGATTTGTTGCCTAGCACATAATTACTTATCATGTCACTACTTTCTTTTAGCGTGAGTTTCCCGGCATCATCAAAAAGAGTATATACTTTTTTAGTTTTTACTGTGGTCTTCATCAGTGCATCTGTTACTATATCAAGCAAGGTCTTATCTTCATAAATCTTGTCAGGTAGTATATAGCCAGTATCTGCTATGCTTCCAAGTTTGATTTTAAATTCATTAGCTACTTGCTTTATTATTTGTGTAGCAGTCTTTTTACTAAAATTATAGCTTTGTTTATACTGCATATATCTAAGCAAGTCATAGCAAGTAAGAGATATTACATCTTCTTTTTTTGACTTAGCAAAGATGTAGCAGACTATATATAGTTTCTTATCTACAAATATCTTGACCATGTCGCCTTCATGAAATGACATCTCTCCACTTTTTACTACATCAAAACTTATAGTAGATGCAGAGCCTACTCGTGTTGTAGTATATTTGATATCTGAGCTTATTGCGTTGCTTATGTCGTATACACTCTTTTTTCTGTTTATAACAAGCACTCTTATTCTCATTTTATTTTCTTCCCACCAAACTCTTTGTATTCTACTAACTTAATTTCATAGTTAAGGTCTCCGACTTCTCCTGCCTTATCTTCAAAGCTTATACTATCTATCAAAACAAGACAGTTAGTATCAAATGTAAGTGTTCCATCATCTTTATAGCGATTAACTATAAAGCGTACAGGCTTTATAGATAGTTTTTCTGAATTCACAAGTGAAGTCAGATAATCTCTTGCCTTAGTCACATCAATATCTTCATGATAAAATGTACTTTTTATAGTCCAAGTCCTTAGTTTTGCTCTTCCTGCCTTTATAACTTCTCCAAGTGCAAGTATTGTGTAATGCTTGTTATCACGCTTTATATCTTCTTTTAATGATTCAGGAAGTAGGGGTAGCTTTAAGCTCCCTATATAGATTTCATACATTTTTCACCCCTAAAAATTAATAGCTTTGTTTAACTGAAATATTAGCTTCGTTTGATAGTGCTGTAGCTATCTTCTCATAGACATTGTCCATATCAACATCTCTACTGATATTGTTGTTATTGACGATTTTAGGTGCTTTAGTTTCTACTGTCAGATTTATCTGATTTACTCTGTCACCAACTGCCATTTGATATAGCATTTTGATGTCTTCGTCAGATATCTTCACATCTTTTTCGATAGAGCCTACCTTGCCGACTTTTCCTACATCACCTATATTTTTACCTTCTCCCATTGATGATGCAGATCCTACTCCTGCACCTGTACCTCCTGCACCTGAAATATTAAATTTTCCAAGTGCATTACTTAGATTGTCCAGCTTGTCCAGTGCAAATTTCGAGCCTTTTTGAGAGAATTCTCCAACATCTACATATTTATTTTCCCATGTCTTAACATTCTTGTTAATTGATGTAGGTGCTTTTATCTTTGATGTAAAATCCACATGTTGCAGTTCTTCTACACTTGCTCCTACTGCTCTTGCAGCTCTAATCACAAAGTTAAGACCATCGATTATTCCGTTTATAAGTCCTTGGAAAAATCCCATAACATTTGTAATCATGCCGTAGAAAAGATTTTTGATAGCAAAAACAGGATCATGAAATATATTGTGCAAAAAAGTTGCAATCTGTCCTATGAAATTGTAAAAATAAAGGAAAATATTAACTAAAAAACCTATCAAACCACCAAATA